CAGACCACTGTGCTTCGTATGTCGCGAGGGCAAGCCCCACGTGCGGACACGTGGAGCGATCTTTTGCGCCTGGCTGGGTGCGAAATCCAATTCCCGCCCGAGTTGATCAAGTTGATGAGCGAAAAAGGTAGCCCTCTGGCGGATCGGGGGGGATGAGAGGCGCGGCTTCATGGCCCGCAGTCTCTTTTTTTTGGCCCGCTGGCGAAAGGAAACGTGTGGAAACGAGAGGAAACGAGAGGAAACCACCATGCAAAACAACGAGTTGGCATCCATCACAGATGTGGACATGGCGCTCGTCACGTCCTGCCGCAACGCCCGCGAGGCCCTGTCTCGCTGCATCCGGCTCAGCGGCCTGAGCGACGAAACCGTCGCCGATCGCCTGGGCATCACCAAGGGCTACCTGAGCAAGGTGTTGAACGGCCGTGCCCAGCTGGACGGCGACCGCCGCATCCGAGTCATGCACATCTGCGGCAACGCGCTGCCCCTGCAGTACGAGGCGTGGTCTCTCGGACGCTCCATGATGTTGCGCGACCCCAAAGACATGCTGGCTGAATGCATGGCCCTCCTGGCAAAGGTGGGTGCCCGCGCATGACAGACACGCTCAAGACCGACTTTGCCGAGGACTGCAGCAGCGCCATGGCCAACTGGCACAGCCTGGTGCTGGCCCACGTGCCCCTCACGGCCGAGCAGGCCCGCCTGTTGAACAACGTGGTGGGCAACAGCTTCACGGCCGGTTACGCCATGGCGGCCCTGGCCGTCATGAGCTTCGTCACAGAGGCGCTGCACGCGCGTCAGGCCCCGCAAGACATCGCGGAAGCGCTCGTCAAGCAGCTGGAGCCGCTGGCCTCGAAGTTCCGCGGCGACATGCCGCCCGTCCACTGACCGACCAAGGAGCCAGGATGCGACCCCGGGGCGAGATCCGCGAAGCATTGAGCACTGCAGCCAAGACCCTTGCCGCCAATGCGGCGGGGTTCACCTACCTGGAGCTGGCCATGGCCAGCCAGGTGGGCTTCAGCGCCGCGCGCCAGACCACCAAAGACATGGTCAAGGCGGGCGAGCTGGAGCCCGTGGGCTCGCGTCAGGTGCCCGGCATCAAGCGCCCCCTGCGCACCTACCGCCCAGGCCAGCAAGAAAGCCGCGCGCCACGTGATGGCGTGCAGTTGCTGGCCCGGGCCGTGGGCAACTGGGTCACGTCCTACTGACGCATGTCTCAACCCATCAACTTCGTGCGCCTGGCGGCTGAGCTGCTGGAGCGCATAGACCAGCTGTTGCCCGCGTGGCTGCCCGGTGGGCACCGCAACGGACCAGAGTACGAGTGCGCCGACCTGAGCGGTGGCAAGGGCACCAGCTGCAAGGTCAACGTCAACACAGGCAAGTGGGCTGACTTCGCCACCGAAGATCAGGGCGGCGACCTGATCAGCCTGTACGCGGCTATCCATGGGGTGAACAACGGCAAGGCCGCCCGCATGCTCATGGATGACCTGGGCTGGTCCGAGCCGAAACAGCCCCGTCCTGCGCCTGTGCAACGTCAAGCAAGGGTAGAACCGCCTCCAGCAGATCAGAACGCGGGCGCCAAGCCCAAGCCAAAGTCGGTCTGGGAGCCCATCGTGCCGGTGCCCGACCACGCGCCCGTGCCTGACCTGGTGCATTTCCAGCGCGGCAAGCCTGAGGCCTCGTGGGCGTACCGCCTGGACGGCAAGCTCTACGGCCACGTGGCGCGCTACCCGACCAGCGACGGTGGCAAGGAAATCGTGCCCTGGACCTACTGCCGCGACACCGGCGATCCACGCGGCCTGTGCCACTGGCACATGAAGCAATGGCCGGAAGGCCAGCGGCCGCTGTACCTGCCCTGGGGCGGCGTCATCGACCCGGCGCGCCCGGTGCTGGTCGTCGAAGGCGAGAAGTGCGCCCTGGCGGCCCACCAGCTGCTGGCCGGCACGCCCTGGCAGGTGATCAGCTGGCCGGGCGGCGGCAACGCTTGGGAGAAGGCTGATTGGGCCATGCTGCAGAGCTGCCAGGTCACGTGCTGGCCCGACGCCGATGCCAAGCGAGAAAAGCTCACCAAAGCGGAGCGTGATGCAGGGGTAGACCCAGCGTCCAAGCCCATCATGCCGCTGGCCCGCCAGCCGGGCCTGAAGGCCATGCGCGCGATCGCGGCCCACCTGCAGGCCCAGGGCTGCGTGGTGCGCATCACTGCGCTGAAGGAGCCCGGCGTCATGCCGGATGGCTGGGATGTGGCTGACGACATCGGCGCCGGCATGGACGAGGCGCAAGCGCTGGCCTACATCGACGCCGCGGCCCCGGTCGGCCAGGATGCGGACGCACCTGCTGAGGCCGATCAACCCCTTCCGCCCGCTGGCGCTGGCCCACGGGGCAAACGCCCAGAGTGGCAGGGCCACCTGGTGTGGACAGAGAAGGGCGCGGTCAAGGCCTGCCGTGAGAACGTGGTCATCGCCCTCGATGGCGTGCCCACGCGGAAGGTGCCCGGCATCCCTGACGTGGCCGGCGTGGTGGCGTTCAACGAATTTACGAACAACGTCTGCAAGCTCAAGGGCACGCCATGGGGCACGCGGGGCGGTGAGTGGTTGGAAGAAGACGAGCTCGAGATGGGCGCCTGGCTGGTGCGAGAGCACGGCCTGCCATCCATGCCCCGGGCAGCGCTGGAAGAAGCGGTGAAGATGACCGCCGGCCGCCACCGCTACCACCCTGTGCGCGACTACCTGGCCACCGTGCGCGGCACGTGGGACAAGACGCCGCGCTTGGGTGGCTGGCTGCAGCAGGTCTGCCAAGTCGAGATGCCTGCCGACCCCACAGAGGCCAGCAACTTGCGCGGCTACCTGCGCCGCGTCGGCTCGTGGCTGGTGATGGCCATGTGTGCCCGGGTGCTGACCCCAGGTGTGAAGTTTGACTACATGGTCATCTTCGAAGGCCGCCAGGGCTGGGGCAAGTCGACCTTGTCGCAGATCCTGGGCGGTGAGTGGTTTGCCGACACCGGCCTGGTCATGGGCGAGAAAGACGCTTACCAGAACCTGCAGGGCGTGTGGGTCTACGAGATCGGCGAGCTGGACAGCTTCAGCAAGACAGAGGTCACCAAAGTCAAGGCGTTCGCCTCGTCACAGAAGGATCGCTTCCGGGCCAGCTTCGACCGCCGGCCGCGCGATTACCCTCGTCAAGTGGTGTTCATCGGCACAACGAACGAGGATCACTACCTGACCGACCTGACCGGCAACCGGCGCTTCTGGCCCGTCCGCCTGGGCGGCCCGGTTGACCTGGCCTGGGTGCGCACCAACCGCGATCAGCTGTTTGCCGAGGCCATGCATGCGCTCGACCAGGGTCACCGCTTCAACCCGACGTTCGACGAGCAGCGCGAGTTGTTTGACCCGCAGCAGCGCGAGCGCGTGGTCGAGTCGCCCATCGAGTCACGCATCAAGGCCTTCTTGTACGACGAGGACCAGGACGTGCCCCACGGCAAGGCCAACGGCGCCTTCGTCAACGAGATCACCACGGCAGAGCTGCTGGCGCGCATTGGCATCGGCATCGAGAAGCAGGTGACATCGCCCACGGTGGTGAAGGCGGCCAATGCCGTCCTCAAGAACCTGGGGTGGAAGCTCGGCAAGTCGTCCGCCAAGGGCGGTGCCGAGCGCGTGAACGTGTTCAAGCGCCCACAGCTGAGCGCTCAACCGGCCCAAGTGCAGGGCCACCAACAAGCGGGGGCCACCGATGCCTGCCATGTTTGACCAGCGATCGCCCAGCACGGCGGAAAAGGTCATGGCAGCCGGTGTGGTGCTGACCATGTAGCGCACCACCGCCCAGGCCAGGCCTGGACTGTCCACGTGTCCACGTGCATGCAGGTGATTCCCCAATCTGGCAACGAATCCAGCTGGGGTGATCAGGGCGGAGCCATGCCTGGGCTGTCTTGGATGTCCACCAGCAAGGCGGGCGAGCGCACAGGGGTGCGCATGGGCTCGGGCGCGTGATACCCGGTCCTGATTGCGATCTCAGAGAGTGAACCAAGGACAGAAGGACAGAACAATGAGGATTGAGCACATTCACCGCCGGTTGGAGATCTGGGCCATGTGGAAGGTCTCCGGCGGCTCGATTGGTGGCTCCAGCTCGCTGGCCATGTGGGAGGAAGACCGCGTCGACACCTCGCTGAACTACCACGCGGCGTTGCTGGGCACGATCAACGAAGACGAGTGCGCCCAGACCGACGCGGCCATTCTCAAGCTACCCGAGCCGCACGGCATCACCGTGGCCATGTACTACCTGCACGACAGCGGCCGCACGCAGCGCAAGCTGGGCATTTCACGCTCGGTGCTGAGCCAGCGCCTGGGCGAAGCCGACAAGCTGCTGGACGAACTGTTGCGCAAGCCAGCCAGCCCCGAAGCGTGCAAGGTGCCCGAGTGGCGTGTGCCGGACGCGGGGAGTTTTCCTCCATAAACATTGCCGGTACATTTCAGGCAGGCTAGTGATTCGTGCCTCTCAACTCTCCACGGATCACCCGCTCAAGCCCTGGACCATGCTGTATGTGGACCAGGGCTTTTCTTTGTGGGGTGCTCATGTCCGGCTTCAGCGTCAACGTCAGAAGCAACGCAGACAAGGCGATCTTCGATCTGCTGTCCGCTGCCAGTGAGGTACCTGAGGCCACGGTGCGCGCTCTCAACAAGATGGCCGACCAGGTCAAAGTGTCAGCCTCACGCGAAATTCGTGCTGCTGGCTATGGCCTCAAGGCGGCGGACATCAAGAAAGCGCTGAAGGTGCGCAGAGCAAGCAAGGACAACCTGACGGCCACAGTGGTGGCGTCTGGCCGGCCCTTGCCGTTGATGCAGTACGGTGCACGGCAGACCTCGAAGGGTGTGTCGGTCAACGTCAGCAAGGGCCGCAAGGTGATTGCCGAGGCCTTCATCGCCACCATGCCCAGCGGTCACAAGGGTGTGTTCGTGCGTGAGCCTGGGGCTCGGCACAAGAAGGTAGGGCAGGGCAAGCAGGCCAGCTGGCACGCGCTGCCCATCCGTGAACTGTTCGGCCCGTCAGTCCCTGGCGTGCTGAGCAATGACGCCATCCAAGGCGCGATCCAAAGCTTGATCATGGAGAAGTTCCCCAAGCTGCTCGACCACGAGCAGAAGTGGGCGAGCAGGCGGGTCAGTCGATGATCGTGGGGCTGTCAAAAACGGCGGGTCCTTCCTGGCACTGGTGACCAGCGGGCACCATGACCGCGAAAATTCTCCAGTTACGGCCGAGCCTGGGGGGTTGTGAAAAGGGCGAGTGATGCCGACGCAGCAAGAGATCGCCGACCACCTGGGCATGAGCCAGCAGGCCGTGAGCGCGCAGCTGGACAAGCTGGGCATCGACTGGAAGACGGCCAGCATGGGCGCCATCCGGCTGGCCTACATCGAGCAGCTGCGGGGCCAGGCTGCCGGGCGCATGGGCGCCGACGGCACAGACCTCGCCTCCGAGCGCGCTATGACCGAGCGGGTCGACCGCGAGATCAAGATGCTGACGCTGGCCGAGAAGCGCGGGCAGTTGGTGAACGTCTCCCAGCTGGAGACCGAACTGCAGAACATGGTTGTGGCCTTCCGCTCTGAGCTGGCCGCGCGTGATGACAAGCTCAAGGACGAGATCGATGCGCTTTACGGCGTCGACCTCGACCGGGCACTGATCGAAGAACACACCCGTGCTGCTCTCGAACACCTTGCTCGATACGACCCAAGCGGTCCGGGCGCTGATCAGCCGGCTGACGCTGCAGATCAAGCCGCCGAGGAAGCTGACGACGACGGCCTGGGCGACAGCGTTCCGGTTCCTGTCGGCGAAGGCAGCGGCCAAGCAGGGCAAATGGAAGGGCTCTTTGACGCCGTGGGTGGCGGGCATCCATGAGGCCCTGGACGATCCGGCCATCCCGAAGGTTGTGTGCAAGAAGTCGGCGCAGGTGGCCTGGACGGACGGCGTGATCCTGAACTACATCGGGCGGCGGATCCATACGGACCCGTGCCCGATGATCGTGATGTTCGCCAAAGAACGCGCGGCGCAGGAGTTCGACGCCGAGAAGTTCACGCCGATGGTGGAGGCCACGCCGACGCTGGCGGCCATCCTGCCGATCACAAAGTCGCGTGACAAGAACAACCGGTGGGCCTTCAAAGGCTTCCCCGGTGGCTTCCTGAAGTTCGTGGCGTCGAACTCGCCCAGCTCGGTGAAGTCGACGCCGGCCCCAGTGGTGGTGGTCGAGGAACCTGACGACTGCAACGACAACGTGAAAGGGCAGGGCGACACCATCACCCTGCTGGAAGAACGGACGAAGACCTACCCCCGGCGCAAGGTCATCTTCGGGGGCACGCCCACGGTGAAAGGGGCCAGCCGGGTTGATTCCGCGTATGAGGCGAGCGACCAGCGTGTGTTCGAGGTGCCGTGCGCCGACTGCAACACCTTCCAGGTGCTGCACTGGGAGCACGTGACGTGGACGCACGACAGCGACACCGAGCACGAGGTGTTCGGGCGCGTGAACTTCGACAGCGTGCGCTACGTGTGCCAGCACTGCGGCTCGATGTGGACGGATGCGATCAAGAACCGCGCGGTGCGGCTCGGGCGCTGGCGGGCCACGGCTCCATACCACGGTGTGGCCGGGTTCTACATCAACGAGGTTTACAGCCCGTTTCCTGGCTCGAAGCTGGCGATCCTGCTGCAGAAGTACCTGACGGCTCAGCACGCGCAGGCCCAGGGCGACGACACCAAGATCCGCAGCTTCCGGAACAACACCGAGGGCCTGAGCTACGAGTACCAGACCGATCTGCCTGGTGCCGACGACCTGAAGACCCGGGGCGAGGATTACGCCGAGTTCACGGTGCCATGGGGCGGCCTGCTGCTGACGGCCGGCGTGGACGTGCAGCACGACCGTCTGGCCGTGGTGATCCGCGCGTGGGGCCGTGGTGAGGAATCGTGGCTGGTGTACTGGGGCGAGCTGTACGGTTCGACGCTGGTGCCCGGCCAGGGCGCCTGGGAAGACCTGGACAAGCTGCTGACGCGCACCTTCACGCACGCCAGTGGCAGCGAGCTGAGGATCAGCGCTGCAAGCATCGACGGCTCGGACGGCAACCGGACCGAGATCGTGCACGCCTACGTGCGCAAGCGCCGCCACCTGGGCTACCGGGCGGTGAAGGGGGCGGCCGAGACGACGAACGACCGCCGCGAGATCTTCGCCACGCCCCGCAAAGTGGACGTGGGCCGCCGGGGCAGGCCAGCCAAGAACGGCCTGGAGACCTACATCGTGGGCACGGCGCGTGCCAAGGACTTGATCTTGGAA